TTGAGGCGGAATTTGTACCCACAAAAATCGAATATCAACGAATCTAAATATATGGCAAAGAAACACTCCAATCTCTACAATGCTGGCGCGTTCGGGGAAATCCTTACCGCCAGACCTCCGAAGATGCCCTACGATAAGTATGTGGCAGAAAGAAGGGCGCAGACCAAACGGCTCAAGAGCCGCCTCAACGGTTTTATGGTCTGGAAGTCCAAATGTATCTCCATCTTGAACGAAAGAGGCGAATCCGTACCCGGCGGTGAATCGTGGGGTACGCTCGTTGGCCCCGTACCGTCCATTAGAATCAAATAAAACCATAAAGCTATGCAAATCGGAATACCAGCCATCTTGGGAATCGTTTTTGTGATTCTCAAACTCTGCGGAGTTATCGCTTGGTCGTGGTGGTGGGTCACTTGCCCGTTCTGGGGCGGACTCGCCTTAATTGCGGCCTTCTACCTCATCGTGGGTGTATTGAAGCTCACCATAAACGGAATTGGAAAGCTCAAAAAATTGGGGCGCAAGTAATGAAAATCAAGAACGGAAAGGCGCATCTTGAGAAGGGCGAGGTGCGCATCGGAAATTTCTTCGTGAAGGAGGAATCGGAACACGTTAAGGTTACTGACCTCAACGCCGTGTTCTCCTTCCGCGTTCGCAAGGCAATCCCTGTTGGAATGTTCATCTACCAATCCCTTGAGGCCATCCGAAAGGGTGAGGAAGGTCACGCGAAGGGAATGGGTAACTACCTCGCGGTTCTCTGGTCGTTGATGTCAACCATCCCGGATGGCGAGTTCTTAGAAACCGCCTACCACGCTTGCGAGGATTGTATGAAACGCCACCCGGAGGTGTACGGCTTGAAGGCCGGAGAGCCTACCGAGGAGGAGCAGCAGAAGGCCGAGAGTGAGGTAAAGGAGATGATGCAATTCGAGGAAGAAGCTGAAAGATTAAAGGAAAATGAAGGTACTGAAACACGGTAACACAACGCGCCTTACGGCCACTTGCCCGCATTGCGGCTGCGAGTTCGAGTTCCTTGAGACGGAAGCCATCGCCGGATGGTCGCCAAAGGATTTGTATATCCATTGCCCGGAGTGCCACGATGTAGTCCGGGAGGTTCATTTCAAAGAACCGAGCGATGGCAACGAAAATCGGAAATACAACCCTCGCAAGGGGTAGAAGGGTGCGGGTTGCGCAGCCGGACGGCTCCATCGCCTACTTGGAGTGGGCGAACCGCATTGATACGCCGATGCAAGATACTTTGGGGCAGAATCTCGCTGAGAGGTACAACGACTCCCTGCGCGGGTTTTGCGATTTTCCGCTATAACGAAAACCGCCCCGCGTTTCACAACGAAGGGCGGCAAAATTCACTAAATTTATTGCCTTATGTTTCCATAAGAACACCACAAAGGTAGTCTTTTTCTTTGGAAATGCCAAATCAAATCCGCGTCGGGCCATCAAAATGCTCGATGCGGACTTTTATATACTCCCGACCTTTCTTAACGATAATTTTTCGGACGATTGCAAGGTATATCTCCTTGTCGTTAAACCCGTATTTCTTTTGGAGAATGTCGCCAAGAGGTTTGCAGGGGTTGTCGTAATCGCTCTGGGAGTTGCTGAAACCAAATTCGTAGTAGATTTGATAAGGTGGTTCTGGTAGGGTGATTCGCGGCAAAATAAAGAGCATCGCCCTTTCGTATCGCTTGTAGTCATCGGTCTTGAACCGCCTACCTTTCCACGCCTCGTTCACCGAGAGAGGCTTAATATCTACCCTAATCTCACTCATTAGCAAAGACTGGTTCGGTATAGCAACAACAGTTCGGATGCAAAGGCAAAATTATCGTGTCTATCGGATAGACCTTATCCAGATACGAATCACACAGGGGGCAATCGTAGAACGAGCCGCGATGGATGGTGTAGCCGATTGCACCTTGCTCCGCATAGTCAAGTAGGGTGGCGAATTGGTACGCTCGTTCCATATAGTCCCGAATCAGCCTTTGTATCGCCTCAACGATATTCCTGTCATAGCCCTTACCCCACTTGAGCGCACCGAATCCAGCACCCCTCCAGAGTTCGGATGCCATCGGATTCGCAAGGTATGTGTTGAGGCTCGTCCATAGTTGCCATTTCGATAGTCCATAGACCGCCGCGACCGCAACCCAACACTCCAGAAGTTCCTTCAAGTGGGATGCGTGCATATCGAAGCGGAAAAGCATCGTTTCACCGTCTATTTCACGTTCTGCGTACTCCAGCGATTCATCTTCCCAATCATCATATTCGAGCGATTTAAGGAGGTTTCTCGCTTCATTACGGGCATCTTCAAGAAAGCCGTCCGACAATTGCCGCAGAATCTCGTTTACCCTTGCGTCCACTTCGGGGTTATCCGCGAATGCAAACTTATCGCTCCGTTCCCTCCAAACGAGGTCAAGGATGTCAAAGACCGCCTCGCGGACACGCGACCTTACGTTCCTTCCCGCTTTCGCAAGGGCATCCGTGACTATCTTCTGCTCGGCCATTATGCGTTAGCGCGGCTCTGGTTGACGGGGTTGTTTTTCTGCCCCTGCTGGGCGAGCGAATCGGCTACAAGTTGGTCGTGCGCCTCTTGCAGAATACGGCTCCACTCATCAGCCGTGCCGTAACCCGTGTCGTATGCGATTTCGGTTGCGGTCTGCTTCGACAGTACGCCAGCAGCCACAAGCTGAACGAGGGAGTTAACCACATCACTCTCCGACATAAAGACATACGGGGCAAGGTATGGCTTGATGATGAACTGCTCGAAGTCAGAAGGCTTGCCGAGTTCCACGCTATATGAGTATCGAAACAGGGTGGCTACGCGGTCGAGGAACGGCTGATATTCCATCGAGTCCTCAAGGGCCTTCGTGAAGGAATCCGCAAAAAGCATCTTGACCGTGAGGCTCGACATATCCGAACCAGACTTGATTTCCGGCGTTTCCACCGCGAACGAGCCGCGCATAATGTTCTTCTCCATTATGCCGAGTTGCGAAGCAAAAGCACCGTCTGCGCCCTCTGCTGGTTCGAGGAATCCAACTTTTGCATTGGCATCTGAGGAGTCTATTCTCGCTGGCGTTCCGTCCGTATTCGCCATCACCTCCATATCGCCGCCGAGGGTGTAGAGGATGCGAAGGGCGTATGCCGCATTGTTCTCTGCGAACTGCGAGATTGCGAGTTCGTAACCATCAATGAGAGGTTGGGACGAAGCCCAGACGGGGCCTGTGTTGCGGCGGTGGTATGCGACCGGGCAGATGGGGAATCCGTGAGCAATCGGGTCGCCCTCCATTTCCCACTTACCCTCATCGTTCTGCTTGTAGGTTACGAAGAAATTGCGGTCTATGACATCAAGGTAGCAAGATTTCTTTCCATCCCAATCTTCTTCCCAATACTTGCGGCCAAGCAGTTCGATTTCCCCCGTCAGAGGGTGGTAGTGCGGATAGAGAATGTCGCCATCTTGGTATGAGAATACGCGCCACCCCACCTTGCCGTTGTCGAGGTACACATACACCGCGCAGTCAGCCGTGATGTAGTCCGACGCAAAGGCGTTGTCGATAGCCACCTCAAGGTTGTGCGCCTCCCATCCCTCGCGGTATCGTGCGAGAATATCCTCCCCCTTCTGGTTACTATGATTGGAGATAACCTTGAAGCCGATGTTGTTACCGAGAAGGGCGGTCTTGCGTTTGGTCTTGATGCGCTCTTGGAATCCGATTGCGATGCGGCTGCGAACCTTCGCTTGGTATTTGCCCTCGCTCTGGTTGATGAACACGGAGTTGGGGTAATACTTGATGGAGTTGATAAGGTGCGAGTTTACGTTGTACTCGCAGAGGAAGTCCGCCTGTGAGCGAACGACGGTCTTGATGTCTTGCAGCGGCACGACACCAACGTTTGCGTTGTTGATGATAGGCCCCCAGACGTGGTTCGGCGGGATGGGAATGCGAAATGGCATCTTCCGCATAATCTGTTCGGGGGTCATCTTTCCGATTTCTGGAATAGGTCTCATATTTCGTGTTTTGTTGATTAGCAAAAGTATCCCCAATTACCCCTGCGCTCCTTTGTCTTGCGCTTTGCGTTGTCGGCGCGGTCAATGGCGTAGAGCAGGGCTTCGATAAAGTCCGGGGAATGACCGATAATGGCTTTCATATCAACCTTCTTGATGAGGGTCTTGGGGTTCTCCATTTCCGCCCATTTGAGAACCATCCTCTCGACCATCAGCCGCTCCTCAATCGTGAATTGCGACTTGTTCTCCTTGAAGATTCTCCGCAGCACATCCGGCTCGATGGATATTTCTCCGTTCTGGAGTTTTTCGATGAGAATGCCCGCGCATTCGCTTTTTCGCTTGGTGTAGGAAGTCTTGTCTATCGCACCCGCCTTGTTGTCGAAGGCGTAGCAATGCCGCATATCCTCGCTCTGCTTGACCCAGTTACCCATACCGTTGACATCGAAGGCGAAATCTTCGTCAGCGATGCCGTTGCGCCTCTGGAATGCCTTGATTCGCGGTATAACATCCTCGGAGGTGAGCCACCTTGCGGCATCCACATCCACGATGTGCCAGCCATCCATAGCCCATTGAACGAACCAGTCACCGCGCAAGGCGATGTCTGCGCCACCGACCTTTCGCCCCGTTGTCTGCGGGGTATTGGCGAAGAAACGCGCCATATCCGAAGCCGTGACAAGCGCACCCGTATCGTCCACATCCCTCCAGACACCACGAATGTCATTGATGGTCGCCTTGCTGCCGCCAGACGAAATGCGGTTCATATATTTCGGGTCGGAAACGTGGAGGATTTCATTTTCGGCATACGCACCATCTATGAATGTCACGGAGGTAATGAAGCTCCTGTAATCCCTGTCGGGGTTGTCGGTCAGCGATGCAATCTTGGCTCTCGCATTCGGGTTGGCATACACCTCCTCCGGCGAACCGCCCCACGCAATCTCGGTGATGTCCTCACCGTATCGCACGAAGTACCTCAACACGCCACTCCGTTCTGGAATCGCCTCATCGGTAACGGGGTCTATCCACCAATCCAAGAACCACCGTAGTTTGTTGCTCTTGCCAACGGGGTTGCAGGTGCAGATGAAGCGAGGGCGAACGCCCGTGGTGCTTCGGTTAGAACCCATAAGGTCGAAGATGACATTAAGGTTCTCCTTCGTAAACTCCGCCAACTCCTCGATTACGATGTACGGCATTTCAGCTCCTCGGAATCGGTCTTTGACTTGCTTGAGGTCGGCA